TATGTGACAAGGACAGCAGTGGAAACATCAACGCCATCAAGAATCACATCCTGAGTTGCCGTGCTTCCAGCATAACCAAAGTCAGCCGTTGCAGTTCCGGCAAGGGCGGTAAACGCTACCGACAGACCGATTAGCTTTGTGTTTGGGGGCATAGCCTTGGATACAAACAAGGTGTTTCCACCGCTCATATCAGTACTATACTCAATCGGAATATGACGAACTTCGCCAAGATAATCTACCGCATCAGCGATAGATGGATTTGCCGCATCAATTGCGGTAACAATTACTGATTTTACATTAGGCATTATATATCTCCTTTAATTAAGCTTCTGCTGGGCTCTGGTCGCAAGGAATTGCGAACACTTTCTCTTCTTCCAGACGAACCGCACCAAATCCCATTTCAGCATAAGCATATGGACGGAACGAATGTTCAGGCAATTCAGAAACGCGAGTCATGATGTCAGGCTTCACTTCGAACAAAACAGAGTTCTTAACTGTTGCCCAGCATGCACGAACGTCAGTAGAATCAGTATCAACCCATGTATCATCAGCGATATCAGTGGATAGGTCAATATTGAACGTAGTGGAGTCAGCCATGTAAGGAACATTATTATCAACAATGAAGTCACAACCCATGTAGTTAGGGATCTGCCATCCATTGGAAACAAGAGCCTGATTGATATAGTCCTTATTAATGAACTTATCCTGTTGTAACATGTCGTTAAGCTGTTTCGGGCCGATCAGAATAGTCGGACGCATGCGCTTAATGTCCACTTTAGCGACAAGAAATCCCTCAAGAAGAGCGGTCATCTTTTCATAGGTGAACCCAGCAGTCGCAAATCCAGACTCAGCACCAAGTGTGACAGGAATGATGTTGTTATTGGTAAGTCCATCACCGAATGGAACATCAGTTTCACCAGCAACTCCGCCTTTGGCAACGCCAAGAGCTTTGTTGGTGATGAGGAAGTCTTCCTCACGACGGAACTTCTGCATCATAATATCCATTTCCTCAGAGCGAGGATCTGCAATCATACGATCAAGGTCTGCCCGATCAAAGATGTGACCATCGTGATAATCCTTTCGGGTTACTGAACGATTGCCATAAGACGGGTTAGACACCGGCGATTTGGGCGCACGGTTTGTAATTTCTGTAGGACGACCGCCACCAGTGACACGAGGATAGATTCCTTTTTCACGATATAGGTTGCCGGATGCCATGCGAGTCAGAGGGCGAAGAATGCCGCCAATCTGCTCAACTGTGCGAATGATTGATTTCTCAAATCCAATCGCATTGATGTTGTTAATGTTGTTACTCATGTTAAACCTCCGTTAGTTAAATACTCAAACACAATTATCTTTCGGCTATGAGTATCCCATTGCTGGGGTCGGCCTGATTTATGGTTCTCACCATTGGTTGATACAATCAGGCTCCTTAACTAAGGAGGTATCTGCTTTCAACCTGTTTAATATAAAGCTCTTTTGTTAATCTTTTGTCAAGACATTTTATTTAATACTTCAAGGCGCTGAGATACAAGGTTCATATACTTCTGCGTATTAAGTTCTGTATCAGGCGTCTCCCAAATCCTATCATCAATGGACTTAAGTTCATCCTGCAAGGTTGCAATGTTCTGCGACTGACGGGCTTCTATGATGGTGTCATCCGAAATTAGAGGGACAAGCTTATCAAAAACATCCTTAATAAACTGAGGGTTATTCCCCATTGCAGGATTGTCCGCCCACTCGCCAAGGCCAAGATGATCAAGCGCATTCTTTGCTTTCTGCACATTGTACTCAAACTTATCGCCCTTCCACTCGGCTTTCAATTGTGCCTCGGCCTCAATACGTTGGGCATTCACTGCCTCACCATGAGAATTAAACTCATTAACAGCCCCCTCCAAATCCCACTCAAGCAATGCTTTGGCCTGCGCCTTATTGATTCCAAGCTCTTTGAACTTCTCTTTGGCGGCCTCAATACGGCCATTAATAGCCTCTACTGGCATGCCCTCAGCAAACTCCACTGCTTCATATTCATATTCGCTTGCTTCCGCAGGAACGCCCATAATCTCGCGGCGACGAGCAACAAGGTCTGCATCATCAGAAGTCCAGAAGTCTTCGGCCTTCTTCCCAATAAGGTTGTCCTTGTTGATGGTGGCCTTTACAAGTTCTTCAGGATTCTTATACTTATCGAAGATGGAGTGTTCGCCGAGGCCTGCCTCAAATGCCTCTCTGTTCCACTCTCCGGTTTCAGTTAGATATGACTTTACTGCTACAGGCTGATTCGGTGTCTGTTCTACAGGCGTTTCAGGTGTCTGCGTTTCTTCGCTCATGTGTTTCTTCCTTATTTAGTTGAACTTAATGCTTCGATGTACTTATACATATCCTGCAACCCTGCACGATATGAAAATTCTTCATGTGACAGGGCACAGCCCCACGGCTCATCAAGTTTGCAATACTCACGTAAATCATCCAAAATCACACTGCCGGATTCTCCGGAGAATAAACGAATGTAAGCGCCAACGAGTTCCTTCAATCTTTTTTCTGATTCCATCTTACTCTCCAGATTGTTTTTCAACTTCGTAGTAGTGGCCTGAAATGTTGAACTCTCTAAGAGCAAGTGAAAGAGAAATCATACCAGCTTGAATGTCTTTCTGAATACTCTTCCAGCTTTTAGCATCTATCATCCTATAATCTTCCGCATCAGATCCGAATGTCCCATAAATTTCAACATGCGGAATACTTGCAATAATATCCCTGTCTTCTTTCGAGGCAAACTCATAGTTATCAATAACTACGCCATCAACTCCGATAAGACTTTCTGTTATTAAACTTGGTGATATATAACCACGAAACTGTCTAGATGTCCATTCAGATCCACCGCAGTTGTAATATTTCCATCCACGTTCTATCGCTGTCATAATTGCTGCGCTAGTTTTACCACTTCTTCTCGGCCAACTATGTTTCATTTCTCTTCCTCTTTATTGTTTACTAGATCACTCTCCGCTAGTTGCAAGGATGCTAGTAGGATCTACCGCACCACTAACCTTCTGCGCCGCATCAGCCATAGCAGGAATTGCTTCCATCTGCTGTTGCCGTTCCGCGGCCTCTGCTCTCACTTCCCTTTCCTCATCTCTAACATCAGCATCTTTCAACGCATTCATACTTGAGCTGTTGGAATACCAAACTTCGCGGAAGAGCTTGTCAGGATCTACATTGTCAAGTGTAGCCGCCATCTGTGGCGCAACACTTCCGAGTTCTGAGAAGATGCGAATGGTGTTGATTGCTCCAAGCGTTTCGAAGTTTTTAGTGGCAAGTGAAAGTCTGCCAACATAATCAATTTCAAACTGAGGATTTTCTGCTAGCTCTTGCGGAATCTTCGGCAAGATGCCCTTCTTCTGACAGATGTAGTAGACGTGTTCCATAATTGGCGTCACTTTTTCATCGGTATATCTACTGACAAACGGAGCAAGAGCCATTAAGTCTGAGGTCATGCGCTCATTAACTTCTGTTGCTGTCATGTTCCTGTAGTCTTCAAGAGGGCGAAAAAGATCATTGAAGAATGCTCTCTTTATCTCAGCATCATGCAACTGATACATATCCATGGCAATGCCGGGATCGCCATTAGGCTGAAGACGCTGTGGAACTCCATTTGGATTAGAGGCGCGATACTTGATGATGGCGTTAGCCCGTTGGCTAATACCAGTCACACTGTCATCGTCAGGAACAAGCCACTGTGGGCCTGCATGCTGTTCTGCACTAACTATCATGGTGCGGTAGATAACATTCGTTCTGCGTGCAGTAGCGAGCTTTGTAGTCATAGGGCCGCGACCGTAAACCTCATCGTTCCCTTTCGAAAAGCGCGAGACCTTATAAGGATTGTAATCAAACCCGCCCTCTTTAACTATCTCCTGTCCTTCTCTGCACACATAGAAAGATGCAAATCGCTTGTTAAGCGTGTCTTTCTTTTTAGTGTCAAAGTCTTCTCGTGGACATACGTAGTGCACAAACTCATACTTTGTTTCTTTATAACTTTCCGCATCAAAGATAAGTTTTTCAAGACCAACTTTTAAAAGTTCCTCTTTTCCAAACTGCTGAATAGCCTGCCGTGGCGTTAGTTGGAACTTACGTGCAACCGTATCAACCTCTCCAAGATAGTTCTCAGCAATCCGAATCTCGCTTACCAAAAAGTTTCTAAAGCGCACAACATTCTTGTCATCCTCCTCAACACTTAGGCAGTTAGTTCCGAAAGCACCCATGCACTGAAGTTCTTGAAACTCTTCTTGTGCAAAGTTAGAACCAATAAGGACAAGATGAATGATGCGAGAAACTTCTTCAAAGTATTGAGCAACCGCATCTTTCTGCATAATCTCAGGCATTGGATGACGGAACTTAGCCCACACAGTATTGGGCGGAAACATATGGCTGAAGAAGCCAGATGCAAAGTTCTGGTTAGCCTCAATGCAACTATCAGTCATGCGCTGTGGCGGCTTCTCAATGCCTTGC